CGTTCATAACGATGAAGGCCTCAGCTACTGGAAGGGCCACAAAGTCCATGCCGACGTCATGTGTAAGGCTGAGGACCCTTGTACCGTCTGCCTACGCCTCGAAGATGGCGTCGGCTCCTCAACCCACATCCACCACAGTGGAAGCAGGAAATGGGAGAAGCTCGAAGCCGAGATCGATGTTGACGCTGCAGCCACCATGGTCCGAGTGATATTGGACGTGGGTGGAGGTGTGGCCGGGAAGTTCGCAAAGTTTGACCTTCTGAATCTCTATGTCGTCTAGGTGTCATCCAGTGTCAGCCAGTTGAAAACACAAGGAGAAAATCTATGGATCAGTCAACCGCACGTCTCATCCGTGCTTTCTATCAGGGCCTCGCCCTGCCCGAGCAGCTCGTGTTCTACAAGGAAGTCATCACCGGCAACCATGAAACCCGTAAGGAGTGGATCAAGAAGCACGGTCCTGCGTGCGGGATCACCCCTGAACAGGCAGCCATGATCCTCACCTTGGGCACCCTGTCCAAGGAAGAGATCGCCATGATTGTCGTCGTTAAGGCCGCAGAGAAGCTCCAGCCGAAGGTGCAGAACATCTTCGTGCGCTTCTGGAACTGGCTCTTCAGGCGTAACGGCTGAGGTGTGACGAATAGTCCAAGGGAAATCGAGGGGGAAAAAGCCCCCTCAATCCCTTAAATGTCAGCCAGTGGCTGACAAAAAGTGTCAGCCACTTAGACACAAAATCTGGTCCACAAAATCTTATTGGAGGTAATATCAGAATGATCATCAGTAAGCACAAGTACTACAAAGTACTGCGGGCACTCGCTGCAAAGGCTATTGAGGTCGAGGAGGCCGTTAACACCCTTGATGGTGACATCGACAACTTTGTCGTGCCGAATGGAGTCACCCCCGGCCCCATCGGACAGGGACGGCTGTGGTGGGACGTTACGAATGGTGTCGTCAGCGTAGGTAACACCTTGAAGGCTGTGCCGATAGCACGGTTCCTGAACCTCCCCGAGCCTGATGCCTTTGAAGGCCCCGGGAATATCATCAACCTCTCCTTTGCTGAGACGGTCACTGCCGGTCAGCCTGTGGTTGCCGGTCAGATCGCTGGGGTCACAGTCCATGGCTTCGGTGGGGTTCCCGGGCCGGTCTACACGAAGGGTGAGTTCACCCTGTCCGTGAAGGGTGTGGATGGTAGCGGTAATGCCGCAGTGAACGTGGGCGACGCCCTCTACTTCGTGGCAGAGGACACCCCGCCAATCAGCAAGAAGAACACCGGTGTCCTGTTCGGCTACGCCCTGTCGGCTGTCGATGCTGGTGCAACAGCCACCGACGCCAAGGTGCTGCTCAAGTAGCTGACCCCACCAAAGGGACCAACCCGGCAGCCCTTCGCTTGGCCCCGGGTAGACAATGGGCATACGTGTCCAGCGTCATCTTAGCAGACTGATGTCCCAGCAGTTCGGACACAGCTCTCCAATCAACTCCGCTGCATAATAAGGTGGTGGCATACAGATGTCGTAGCTCGTAGAGCACCGCTGTGTGCCCCACCTTCCCTCTCCTCAATGCACTGCGCCACGCATTCCTGACCTTCCTGATAGGTCTCCCCCTGTACTCACATACAAAGGGCGTGGTGGCTCTCTGGTGCATCCGTTTGAGGTCTTCCATGAACAGGTCGGAACAGTAGACCACCCTCTCCCTCTTGGTTTTTGCGGAGCGGACGGTGACCGACTGATCGGCCCAGTTAATGTCGGACCACATCAACGAGAACAGTTCTGAAGGCCCCGGCCTCAGCCCGAGGTTGATCCCACACTTGATGATCCACTGCAGGTGCGGAGCCGCTGCCTTATAGATCTTGTCAAGATCCTCAATAGATAGCTGTAACCGGCGAGGTTGTTCTCCCTTCTTCTGCCATTCAGCAAGAGGATTGACGGTGATGTATCCCCTCTTACGGGCAAAGTTAAAGAGGATCTTCATGTAGCTCATGTAGCGATTGGTGGTGACCTTATTGATCCCCTTGATGCCCCCGATGGATCGGGCGACATCGAGGTAGGTGATGCGATTAACCGGCTTATTCACATCAGCCACGAGCTTGGAGCCTACCCTCCTGACCTCCTTGAGGTAGGCCTCGGTCAGGCCCTAAACATCTCAATCACTGAGTAAAGGGGGAAATGTGAATAAATACCTAGTAATGGCGGTAGTCATCGGGTGCATGTTTTGGGCTGGCAACGGAATTGCTGCGGACAAGACGGAGCCGGGAAAATCGCCTACCGGAATCGCGATATTTTCCCGACTTACCCTGCACAAAAGTCATGGCTTTTGTGCATTACCTTGCTTGTCGGTCGGCTTCACGGCATACACAGCCCCCTTTAGGTTGGATATTATGACACAGATAAACCACTCAAGCAATGAGTCAGACTATCGAAGCGAGATGGACCGGGTCTGGGCAGCCATAGACACTCTGACAGCCACCGTTCAAGCGGAGGTCATATCAACAGCAGAGTTAAAAGCCCAGATGCGGGACCTCATCACCAAGGTAACCGAAGTAGTCACCGGCGGCACCTCCCGGTGCGCCGATCACAATGCCCGCCTTGATCGGGCTGAATACAACATCGAGCTTATCGACAGCGGGAAGCACCCGGCCTGTCGGGCGTGCTCCCAAGGTATGAAGAACTGGGTGTACGCCTCCCTCATAGCGGCCCTGATGGCCATAGGGACAACCGCAGTAGGGATCATCTTCTAAGGAGTAATCAATGGCAAAAAAGAAATCGAAAGCTGCATCACAGGAATACCTCGAAGATCTCCACAGGCGCTTCTCAGAGATGCTCCTGCAGGATCTCACCAAGAAGCGTGTCGTGGGTGAGGATGGTAAAGAGACAATCCCCACCGCTCTGTATAACGTCATTCGCCAGTTCTTAAAGGACAACAAGATCGAGAAGGTCCTCACCGATGCACAGGGTGACTCCCTCGGTCTCCTGAACAAGAGCTTCGCAGGGGTAGGCCCTGGAGGCGAATATGAGGAGCTGGACGACGACACTGAGACCTTCGGGGAGGCGTAGCCTGTATGAGTACGACGCCCGCCCCCGCTACCAAGAAAAAGAAGCAGAAGAAGGACCCCCGGGACTACACCCTCGATGACGCCAAGCAGGACTTCAGGATCTTCCTGCTGGCCATCTGGGTCCACTTGGGCCTCCCGGCCCCGACACCTATCCAGTATGACATAGCCCGATTCATCCAGCTGGGGCCGAAGCGTATGATCGTCATGGCCTTCCGTGGGGTGGGTAAGAGCTGGATCACCTCAGCGTTTGTGTGCTGGTTGCTCCTGAATAACCCGCAGCTCAAGATCCTCGTGGTCTCCGCATCCAAGGAGCGCTCTGACGCCTTCTCCATCTTCACCAAGAGGCTCATCAATGAAGTCCCGATGCTCCAGCACCTGAGAGCCGGGGAGGACCAGAGGGACTCGAACATAGCTTTCGATGTCGGTCCTGCCACAGCAGCACACGCCCCCTCGGTCAAGTCCATCGGTATCACCGGCCAGCTGACCGGGTCCCGTGCCGATGTGATCGTCGCTGACGACGTCGAGGTTCCAAAGAACAGCGCAACCCAGATCCAGAGGGATAAGCTCTCGGAGCTGGTCAAGGAGTTTGATGCGGTCCTCTCACCCGGGGGCCGTATCGTTTACCTTGGCACCCCACAGACTGAGATGTCCCTGTACAACAGCCTCGCCCAGCGGGGCTACGTGGTGAGGATCTGGCCAGCACGGATACCCAGCTCGAAGCTCGTTGAGGGGTACAATGGTGCCCTCGCCCCCTACATCCTCAAGCAGATCAATAAGGGATGCAAGGTAGGTGATCCCACCGATGCCAAGCGGTTCAACTCCATGGACCTCATGGAGCGTGAAGCCTCTTATGGTCGCTCTGGGTTCGCCCTCCAGTTCATGCTGGACACCACCCTGTCGGATGCAGAGCGCTACCCGCTGAAGCTCTCCGACTTCATTGTCTTCAATACCCACGTCGATATCCACCCTCAGAAGATAGTGTGGGCCTCTAAGCCCGAGCTGGCGATCAATGACCTCCAGCCCGTGGGCCTCGCCGGGGATCGCTACTACAGCCCTATGCACATCTCCGAGGAGCGCTGGGTGGAGTACCAAGGGGCTGTCATGGCTGTGGACCCCTCGGGTCGTGGGAAGGACGAGACCTCCTACGCTGTCGTGAAGGCTGGCCTCGGGATGCTCTGGCTCACCGATGCCGGGGGCATCTCTGGGGGGTATGAGGACGGTGCCATGAAAGAGCTGATCACGGTGGCCCGCAAGAACAAGGTGAAGAGCATCCTCGTTGAATCGAACTTCGGGGACGGTATGTTCACCAAGCTCCTCCAGGCCGCCCTCCAGAAGAACAAGTATCTGTGCGGGGTGGAGGAGGTCAGGCACTCGAAGCAGAAGGAGCTGCGTATCATCGACACCTTGGAGCCTGTGCTAAATATGCACAGACTCGTGGTGGACCCCTCGGTGATCCACAGCGACCTGAAGTCAGACCTTCGCTATCAGCTGTTCTATCAGCTCACCAGAATCACCAAGGAGCGTGGTGCCCTCGCCCATGATGACAGGGTGGACGCCTTGGCCATGGCAGTGGCTCACTGGCTGGATATCCTCGGCAGAGACGTAGACGCTGCAGTGGACTCAGCCAACGAGGAGGCCCTGCTGAATGAGCTGGACAAGTTCATGATGCACTGCACCGGGACCCCCATGAAGAACCTGAATAAGTGGGTGCCCCAGAGGGCATAGCCCCCTCCGATAACTTAGTCGCCTGACTAAAAAAACCCCCCGTCTTCCGGGGAGCTGTCAATGGGGCTTCGCCCTTCCAGGTCGCTGTCGCTCCCTGGGCAAGACACGAATCAAGATCCACATATCCATACTACTAGAGATCTCCAGAGGAGACCAGAGATCGACCTTTGACAAAGGTGTTCCTCTGGGGGTCTCTGGTTCCTTCTTGGGTAGACCAGTGCTAAGACTAGGATCATTTTCCCCGACCATAACATAGTCTATCTAAGATCATGATTTTAAGTATGAATTAATCAGGATCATCGATTATCAACCAAAGTACACATTATTGGGAGAAGCAGGAAGAGGGTTACTCAGGTAGCACTATAAGTCACTTAAAGAAGGAGCAGGGAGCAGACGGGAATGGGTCTGGGGAAATGCTCATGATAAAAATGATCTAAGTGCTCTAAGTCTCTTTATGTGTCTTAATGTCTCTTTATGTGATCTGCATCTATATCATTATCATCATCATCATCATAAGTGTTCCAAACCGTAGGCATATATCGGCAAGTGCCGAGTCGGTTACAGAATGACACCAACTGACAAGGAATACTTGATGGTTGAGTAAAAAATTAAACTGAAAGGAGCCAGATGTTGAACATTGACACCTATATTCCCTATCAGCCATGTCTCCTTCTCTCTTGTCTATTGGTATGTCTGTTATTGGGATACTCTCCTTGTCCTTGCTCAAAGTCCCCGCTCTGCTTCGGCATCGGGCTTTAAGTATTGGGATACTCTCCCTGTCCTTGCTCACCTACCCTTCATGGTGACAGTTTCCCCCTCCTTTCCTGTCACGTTACTGTGGTGGGGTGTGGGGCTGGTGGGAGTATCCCCCTTTCCTACTATTGACACAGATGGGTACAGCTGTACGCATTTTGAGTGCACGCTGTTAAACCGCTCTCATTTGCGTCAGGAGCGTTTGGACCATATAATGACACCACCCCCACCCCTCGAAGCCAACCTGATTGATTCTGTGAAGCTCCAGGTGGATGCTAGTGGTGTTCATGGGGCTTCGCCCTTCGAGGAGTCTTTAGGTCACTTGAAGTCACTCGATGGGATTGAAGGGGATCAAGGTGGTCAAGGTGGGAAAAGTTTCATTGCAAACTTCCGAGAGGGTAAACGTGACCCCCTCGGCGGGAAAAATCCCCCCGGTGGGGGTGTCGTTTTCGCTTTCCATTTTGATCTTTTCGGGGGCATGGAGGGTAGGCTTTAGGCCACAGTCTAGGGCCACAATGACCACGTGGGACGGCTCCTGGCCTCGTTTTCAATTAGACTATCAGTCTGATTGACACTGGCACAGGGCCAGCACCGGGGGCCGCACCGGGGGCCACAGGGCC